AGGAGGTGACTTCTGGTTTCCTGAAAGGGAGGACGGAGGTACCAATACCGAAATGGTTATGGCCAAATCAATCTGTAGGCAGTGTCCTCATCAAGTCGAATGTGCTGAGTGGGGAATACAGAATGAAGACTTCGGTATCTGGGGTGGATTAACTGAGAGTAATCGAAGGGTTATTCGCAGGCAGAGAAGAATTACATTGAAGGAGGAGAGAATTGCTTGATCTATCACGTGCTTGGGGTGGTGTGCTTACCAAAGCAACACCGCTACCTGACGTGTGGAAGCCACTAGCCAGTGAGCAGATCAAGTTCCGACGTGGGCAAGTCTGTATGGTTGCAGCAGCACCTAACGCCGGTAAGTCTATGTTCGCCTTGGTCTATGCGATCAAGTCGAAGGTTCCTACTTTATTCTTCTCAGCAGATACAGACACTACTACTGTGATGATGAGAGCTGCCTCTCACCTATCAGGCCATCAACAGTTATCTGTTGAGGCTAACCTTGCACAGAACACACATCACTACGATAACCACTTCGTGAACTTAGGTCACATCAAGTGGGTATTCGATTCAAGCCCATCGCTAGATGATATTGAACTAGAGATCAAGGCTTATGTGGAACTCTATGGCATAGCTCCAGAGTTAATTGTCATAGATAACTTAATGAATATCGCAGCAGAAACTGACAATGAATGGGCAGGACTGCGTGCGATTATGATGGAACTACACGATATGGCTCGTAAGACTGAGGCTTGTGTCTTGGTACTACACCACGTGTCAGAACAATCGGAGTACGGTAATCCTACCAACCCACCAGCACGACGTGCTGTACACGGTAAGGTCAGTCAGTTGCCTAGTCTCATACTTACGCTTGGGTATGATCCGAACCAAGCGATACTCAAGGTTGCTGCCGTGAAGAACCGCTTTGGGCCACACACAGCAGATGCTTCACGGTATGCAAACCTTTACGTGAACTATGCAGCTTGTCAGATTACAGACGATCCAGTCTGGGGTAGTATGTTCGCTAAGGATCAACGCTATGGTTATGGAGGAGCTTACAATGTCGAAACAGCAAACTGAGATTCAGTACCTAAAGAACGAGATCAATCAGTTGCGTAACGATATGCGTAACCTTATCCTTGTCCTGATAGATCTAAAGATTTTGAAAGTAACTACCGATGAAAACGGTAAAGCAGTCTACGATACAGGTTCCGATGGCAAATCCTAATGGGCGCAAAGGCGCACAGTTCGAGACTGATGTAATGAAATTCTTACGGTCAATCCCTGGTGTACTAGCTGAAAGGCTAACCAAGGCTGGCAGTAAGGATGAAGGAGATATGGTATGTGTAGTCGCGGGAAAGACTTACATACTAGAACTCAAGAATAGAAAGGCCCTGTCCTTACCAGAGTTCTGGGCCGAAGCCGAAGTTGAGGCGCTTAATTACGCTAAGGCACGTGGTATAGGGGAAGTGCCACTGCATTATGTCGTAGTTAAGCGTCGCAACTCCGGTATAGAAAAGTCCTGGGTCATCCAGGATCTCACGCAATGGCTAAAGGAGAGACAATAATGCCAGTACCACAAGGTAAGATCACAACAACACAGACTTGGAAAGAACCAGTAGAACCTGAGTCTACTTTAGAAGAAGCAATCAAGGAAGCTGATGCTGAAGAAGCAGTCGAAGAGTACCTACCAGATGAGGTAGTAGAAGAATGAAATGGCGCAGCAAGATAACAGGCGCAACCTACAGTATTGGTGATGCTTTCAGAGATGAAACCTTAAAGGTTGCAGTCTTTAAGCAAGATGATGACTGGGAAAATGGCAGACCTATCGCTATTCTTTCTCAGCAAGAGTTCTTAAATACCTTTGAAAAGGTGGAAGATGAAAAACTTATTCAAGAAGGAATTTACGATGGGTGGGATACGGAATGATCTGCGATAACTGTAGCAAGGCCGGTGAGGAGAACTCACTGAACCATCTCAAGCGTGCTGCTCACTGGCACGAGAAGTGTGGGGGTTGTGAATGTCAGCACAAGACTGGTCCAGGGTACGTAAGGCAGGCAGTACAAAAGGTTCAGCCTTAGCAAAAGCAGTACCCATATCAGCAATCATTTCCCACTACGGCGGGGAAGTGCGTGAAGGTAGGGCAGTCTCAGTTCGATGTGCCTTGCATACTGACTCACGTAGATCTGCTGTTATCAACACAATAGATAATTTATATTTCTGCCACACCTGCGGTAAGGGTGGCAACGCAGTCAACATAGTCTGCATACTAGAGAACTTGGAGTTCAAGGATGGCCTCAAACGTGCAATCGAAATTGCTGAAGGAAGCGGCGTTGCGGTACGCACAGGAGATAAGTCCAGAGGCTCTCGTCGTCCTAGCAGAACGTGGGATATCTGAAGAGGTAGCTGCACGCTTTAACCTAGGCACTATTACTGAGCCTATCAACGGACACGAGATGTACGAGGGATGGATCTCCATTCCGTATATGACTGCACTTGAAATGTGCGTTGGCTTTAAGTTCCGTAGACTAGATGATGGTAAGCCTAAGTACAGTAGTCCTACCGGACAGAAGGCTCACCTCTATAACGTCAGCGATACCACGATCCTGTCTCCACATATTGTGGTCTGCGAAGGTGAGTTAGATACAGTCATTACTAGCGGGGTACTAGGTATCCCTGCCGTTGGAATACCAGGAGTGCAGGCTTGGAAGCCACACTTTGCTAAGTTGTTTACTGGTTACGACACAGTATTTGTAGTGGGAGACAATGACATTAAAGAAGATGGCAGTAACCCTGGAGCAGAGTTTAGCAAGCGTGTCGCCAGCGAGATTCTTAACTCACAGATAGTAACATTACCTCCAGGTATGGATATCAATGACTACTACTTAGCACACGGGGCAGATGCCACGAGAGCTTTGTTGGTAGGTGAACCGAAGGGTGAGTAGAGACGAATGGCTACAGATGATACAGACTTTGCAGCATATGGGCTTCCAGATCCTCGAAGTGGATATGGCAACCGAGACTATCTTGATTCAACCTACACCAACAAGATAGATCCTGAGTTCATTGCAGATGTATGGCGTATTATGGATACAGCAGGCAACCTACTCATTCGTAAGCACCACGATTACGGTCCAAAGAACATTGCTCAGTCTCCAGGTGGACCACTTAATGGTCTGCGTGTACGTATGTGGGACAAGATAGCTCGCATTAACAACCTCGTTGACTCAGATGTCAACCCATCCAATGAGTCCTTGCGTGATTCATTCTTAGACCTGCTTAACTACAGTGCTATCGCAATGATGGTACTCGATAACAAGTGGCCGAATGACTGAGCTGCACCCATCGGTTTATCAGATCGCTCCATCAGTTGCCTACGGTGTATGGCGTAGGTATAAGGCTTATGTTGAGCGTGAAGATGTACTCCAAGAGTGTTACTCGTGGGCTATCACACGCAACAAGTGGATCACTGAGGAACTCAACGAGGAAGATCCAAAGAAGCGTCAGCACAATGAGTCAAGAGTTGCGTGGCAGATGCTACGTAATGCTCAGCGCTATGCCAGACGGGAGAAGGCAACCAAGTCTGGTTACAGTTTAGTAGATGAGGTCTACTACGAAACCTTTACCTTGGCTCAGCTACTACCCTTTGTCATTGCATCAGTACTAGATGGCACAGTACTAGAGCAAGCACAAGAGATGCTGCGTGATGGACAACCTAAAGGATCATCAAGTCCGGCAGAAGGTGGCAACCTTCTTGCTTCACTGATTGATATTAAGAAGGCGTTCAACGCACTAGAAGATTACGATAAGCAAGTACTGATCTACCGTTACCACGAAGCACTTACCCTTGCACAGATAGCAGAGATCTACCAGTGTGCAGTCTCTACCGCAGATCGTAAGTGTATGACCTCACTGCGTAGGTTGCAGAATAAACTGGGTGGAGATACTCCCTTCCGATGAATGAGATAATACTCTTTGACTTTCTCAAGATGAATCTATACCCAGACCTTGAGCGCAGCCCTGGAATCTATGACTCCTTCGACTGCATCAGTGCTAAGGCCGGACACTACATTGAACTCAAGTGTCGCCATACTCATTACCCTACACTGTTAATTGAAGAGATGAAGTATCGCAAGCTCATCACACAATCTGCTGAGCGAGATCTCATTCCCTTCTATATTAACTCCACCCCGCAGGGGATCTACTCCTTTGACTTGCTTGATCTACCAGAGCCAGAGTGGGGGATGCAGCGTATGCCTGCCACCTCAGAGTTTGCTAACAAGCGTAAGGTAGATAAGTTGGTAGGGTTCTTGGCAATCGAGGAAGCAGTTAAGTTATGAGTGAAGTTATTGTATGCTCCAAGTGTTACTGGAAGCTGTTACTAAATTTAACTTACGGTTCTCTTGAATGGCTACCGCCTTGCCCTCGATGTGATTCAATAGTGGAAGGATTTAGGATTATTAAATGACATACGACTACAAGTGTGAGAAGTGTGGCAACACCTACACCATTGAGAGATCTATCTATGAGGATGAGATCGCACCTATCTGCGTAGGTTGCCATCAATCTATGAGTCGTGTCTGGTCCTCACCTGGTGTCACCTTCAAGGGTGGCGGGTTCTACTCCACTGGAGGATAGTATGGAATATCCCAACTGGTTTGCTCAGTCTGCTCAGTATAACTTTGATGTATTACTGCAACGCTTTATCGGTGAAGATTACCTACGCTTTATGCAGTTAGGTGCATACACCGGTGATGCCAGCGTATGGATGCTAGAGAATATCCTTACTGGTAAAGGTTGTAGGCTAACCGATGTTGATACGTGGCAGGGTAGTAATGAACTAGCTCACGAATCTATTGACTTTGATGAGGTCTATAACATCTACCTAAAGAAGATATCTAAGTATTACAAGCAAGTACACGTTCAGCGTTGTACTACTACTGAGCACTTACTTGCACAGTATGGTTGTGATCGTCCACTCGGTGAGTACTTTGACTTCATATACATAGACGCAGACCACACCACAGTAGGCGTGCTGCTCGATGCTGAACTGAGCTGGCCGTTGCTGAAGTCCGGTGGACTGATGGCCTTTGATGATTACACGTGGCACCACCACACGGGAGATCCTAGACTTGAACCGAAGGTAGGTATTGATCTCTTCCTTCACCGTCACACTGGAGAGTACGAGATACTTGCAGTCAATGACCAAGTGTGGATAGAAAAGCACTAACCCCCACCGCGAAAGAGGATAACTCGGTGAGGGCTAGTACTTTGTCCCGTGAAAGGAGGGTAGTCAGAGTGTATCACAGATATTCTGTATGATCCATTCGACTACTGGAACTGCAACTGCGTTTCCCATCTGCTTATAGCGTTGAGAGTCTGACTGTCCAGCTGTCCAATCGTCAGGGAACCCCTGCAATCTTTCACACTCGACAGGGGTAAGCCGGCGTACTGAACTACCAGTCACCGATGGTGGCTGCTGGCTAGCTTTAAGAGTCGGAGACATATCCTCAAAGGTTGTGGCATTAGATCCGAACTGCGTATCAAATGAAACTATTAAGCTTTCCGATCCTCCACCTAAATCTCCGCCATTGGATCTCAAAGTACCAACTCCTTCTTTATATTGTGCGAAAGACGACGAAGTAAATACCAGTACGGTAGTTCTCACGTCTCCATTATCAAAAGAATTTAAGGTGGGCATTACCCCCCCCTCAATCCAGGTTTCATAGTCTTCTTCATTCTGTGCACGCCTACTCTTGGTGTACCACAACATTATCTTCTGGTCTCTTGTATGTAGTAGCGGTGAGTGTTGTTACTCCTTCGGAGTACTTAGCGAAGCCTGTCTGACCAAAGCTTCTTGTAGTGCTGGTGGTAGGGTCTTGCCCCGTCGGTTGGCTCGTCGAAGGATCCCTTCGCAAGCCGTTGGACTTAAATAGAATTTCGGCAGGACTTGTTGAGTCAATAGAACGTCGGCCAACGACGAAGACACGACGCCTTCGCTGGGGTACTCCGAAGTGTTGAGCATCAAGCACCCTCCAGCTGAGAGAATACCCGAGGTCGGCCATCGTTCCGACGACGACTCCAAAATCTTTTCCTTTGTTACTGGATAGCAGACCAGGGACGTTTTCGATGACGAAGTATTCTGTTTGCGTTTCTTCCACAAGTCTTGCAATCTCCCAGAATAACCCGCTTCTTTCGCCAGCAAGACCAGCCCTCTTGCCAGCGACGCTGAGGTCTTGGCAGGGAAATCCTCCTGTAATAATTCCTGTGCTTGGTGTAAATCCTGCATTTATTAGATCCTCTCCCTTGACTGTAGTTACATCTGTAAATTGTGTTGCTTCAGGGAAGTGCTTAGCCAGCACCTCATTACAT